GTCGTTCTTCATAAAGTTGTAGGGAAAACGTCTCTTCCCCCCGACATTGAAAACCTTTCGGCAGTTATCGATATACCCGCAGGAATCACTTTGGCATGGGATGAAGTAACCGTCCTTGACCTTTCACATTATGTTGTGACCGGAAGTTTCGGGGGAAAGACTGTTGATAATGCGATAACGCTTGCGGCTCCGAAAAAAACGGGAATGCTTTCTTTTTCCGTTGTTGCCGTGGACACTGGAGGAAGAACATCAAAGAATCCCGCGCAAATAACAATCGAAGTCAAAAGTCCAGCAGTGCCGGACATTGGAGGGGAACTTAGAACCGACGGACTGTATGTGCAATGGCAGGACTGCAAGACCACATGGCCTATCCATCATTACAATATATTTGATATATATAACAATATAAATGAGATAGTGAACTCTACGGCATGGTTGATGCCCCCACGTCCCGAAGGGGATTACACGTTCAAAGTAATCGCTGTGGACATCTTCCAGAACGAATCTCCGGCAGGATACGGGAGCGTTCACGTTGGGCCGATTTATCCGCCCAAGCCCGTCATCACGATAGACAGCACTGATATGGTCATATCGTGGCCTACGGTAGAGTCAGCGTTTCCCATTGAAACATATGAAATTGTTTTTGTTGATGGAACATTCGTAGCCAAGACGAAGGCCACTTCATATCGATTCCCGGCACCAAAGGCAGGGACATGGGAATATCGAGTCCGTGCGATAGACGTAGCGGGGAATGTATCAGGGTGGGGTGAAGCTGCATATGTCGTCACCAAACCAGAGCCTCCGCAGGTGACTGCGGTTCTTGACGGCGAAGGCATCACTGTACGCTGGAAGGCGACGACTAACCTTCTTCCCATCGTCGCGTGGGATTTAGTTCGGCAGTGGGAAGAAACTCGGGATGATGGGGTGATCGTTACCAGAGAGGAAGATTATGGACGTCTTGACATCGATTGCCTGACCGTTCCAGCCGTATCCGTTGGGATGCATTGGTTCATGGTCAGGGCCGTAGATAGTGCTGGAAATGTTTCAGGATGGGGAGATTGCGATTTCACGGTCATTGCACCGGGGAAAGTGCAGTTCGAAAACTGTGCCACAGTTGACAACAACGTCATGTTGTATTGGACGGAACCGGATAGGATATTTTTCCCCATTCGTGAATACATCTTTTCAGAAATCGATGAGGACGGCTATGATATGGAGATCGGGCGGATTGATGCACTGTTTGCCTCTTCTTTTGAAACCGTTTCAGGAGAATATATCTATGGCATAACCCCTGTTGATGTGGGGGGGAACCGGGGAACAATGTCGTCAATCAAGATGACTGTCAGCCAGCCGCCTGACTTCGTATTCTACCATAACCTCGATTCTCTCTTTAACGGCGCGAAGACCAACTTTGTGCTGGACGGGCGCGGCAGCATGATCGGCCCCGTGCCCGATGAGACATGGGAAGAAAATCTTACACGAGCAACACAGGTAGCTGGCAAGGACGTCGAGACATGGCAACAAAAGATTGACGAAGGATTCACGACATGGATGGCCCCGGCTGCTGCATCCGGAACCTATATCGAAACTGTGGATGTGGGCAAACTCGTACCCTCAACCAAGATTACGGTCACCATCTCCTCCCGCACGTTGAGCGGCAATCCCGCCTTTGCCTGCAAGATCGAGGTGAGCCAAGACAACGCTACATGGCGGACCATTTCGGATAACGCCACAGTCGTCTTCGCTACGCAGTTCCGCTATGTCCGGTACACCATCACAGCCACGGGCGGCATGACGGCAATCTCGAACATCAACTACTCTCTTGATGTGAAAAGAAAAATGGATTTCGGGCGGATAGACGTTAAGGCTACGGACAATGGAGATGGATGGATTTCGGAAAGCGAAACCCCCATGCTTACGGGAAAATGGGTCGATTTCAATGTCGATTTCATCGATGTTGAAAGTCTGCCCAAACCCAATATTGTCAACAACCAGAACCTTACCGCGTTTACAGTATTTGAAGATATAGAAAACCCCAAGGGATTCCGCATATTCGTAAAAGACAAAAACGGCAATCGAGCCGATGGAACTGTTGATTGGGCCGCATATGGCGTTTAAGGAGTATGACTATGGCTATTTCATGGAGCGCAGCAGTTGCGCTTGCAAACAAAATTGCTTCGGATGTCCCCGCCATCAAAACCATGCTCGACGCGCTGGCGAACATGGATTTCACGGGGATTACTAACCTTCCCGAGAATGCAAAACGGATATTCTCAGTGACGGGCGGCGTGCAGATACAGAAATATGCCTCGAACGCATGGGCAACGGTGGGCAAGCTCATGCATGACGTGGACACTGTTGACGGCAAACATGCGGCGACCGGGACCACCGCGAACACCATCCCCGTGCGCGATTCCAGCGGAAAACTTCCCGGAGATATCACAGGTAATGCAAGTACAGCTTCTAAAGCATCAGATCTTGCCGATAACTATGTTGTACCCGTCGCTAAAGGTGGGACAGAAGCGTCAACGGCGGCAGAGGCAAGAAAAAATCTCGGAGTGGTGCTTGGGACGACTTCGGCACCTGGTCTTGTAAAGCCGGACGGGATAACTGCAAAGGTCACAGAAGACGGAACCATCACTGTGAAAAACGTGGCGATTGATGGAGACATTGAGGATCTTGCGAGTGCGCGGGGGCAGATTGGTAATTCCAAAACACAGGGGGCGCACGATTTTTCATCCGGGATGCTCAGTGAAAAACCGGGCATGTACACCGCAATAAACTCGGGTTCCACAAACGTTCCGTTCACTGGGCCTTTTGCAGAAATGATTTTGGGTACGCCTACGCACAGAGGGTCCCTTTTGATAACTTCTGGACGTCCTAGTTTCCCCCGCGCCGCCATCAGTGCTATCGATATGAGAGAGGGGGGAGGATTCAGCGGATACAATCGCCTTATTACTGAACAGCAAGTAGGCGACGGTCTCACTGTAAACAACGGCATCATCTCCGTGCCCGAATACGAGGGCGCGACGGCATCGGCAGCCGGGACAAGCGGCCTTGTTCCGCCCGCAGCCGCCGGGCAACAAGAAAGCTTTTTGACCGGAGGCGGGGAGTACAAGCCAGCGCTTTCGACTAGCGGTGGGACGGTGACCGGCAATCTTTCAATCAAGAATCTTCTTGATCTCATCGGGACTGCGCCCGCTACAGAACAAGAGCTCGGGCTGTACCATCTCGATAAAAATGGCAATATCATGGGAGGCCATGATTTTGTACATAATATTAATAATATTAAAGCCGCTCAGATGTATGCTCGAAACAGCAGCGGTTTGAT